TTCTAGTTTGTGTCGGGAGCGGTACTGCTTCCGAGTGGCTCAATTATTCACGAATCCGGCAAAGAATCAAGCACCTGGGGGATTTTTTTCTTTTTTTTTTCGTGTCTTTTCACGCTCATTTTTCAGCTCTTTTTCTTTTTTTTTGCCTCGATCGTCTTGATCGTATTTCGAACATTTGTTCTAATGTCCGATTTGTCCGTTTGGATCACAACCCGACACGCCCGAGCGCGGGGGTGGGTGGGTGCGTACCCGTATGTACGTGCGCGTGATACATCTCTTGCCGTTACATGCGCGCTCACGTACGCATACTCTTATGGGCTAACTTACACACGCGCGGTACATTTCTTGCCGTTACATACTCACTCACGCACGGATTTTTTCGGGTGCGATCTAAACGGCAACCATGCTGGGTTCTTGACTTTGAGAGCCGTTCTGCTAGGCTGAAACCGAGGAAAGTCCTCTGCCCGTACGTATGAAGGGTTAGCCTTTATCCCTTCGTACGGCGGGTCACACGAAAGGAACATCATGTACCTGACGAACCTAGACCTAATCGCGGTGACGATAGCACTCGTTTCCGCAATAGGTCTTATCATCACGAGCGCATCTGCCAACGCTCGGCTCACACGTGAGCGCAATTATTGGCGGGAAGAAGCCCTATCACGAAAGGATAACTGACCATGCCCACGCATGATACACACAATTACCCACCCCCCATTTTCGCGGAAGAAGTTGAGGGGCACACGCCCCGACTTGAGATAGAAAACCATTACGGATACGGCGTAATCGGTATCGGGCTATGCTCGATCTGCTCCGAGGTTCGTACGTTGTACGTACATAGCCTTATCAACACGCATGATGAATCCAACGGATTATGTCATGGGTGTATGTCCTCACGTTTAGGACAGTTTGCCGTAGAACGGCAGAGGCAACTCGAAACAATGAACGTATCGGGCGAGATAATCTATTACGAGTTTCTCTATCGCCTATACTGCGCTGTATACTCCGAGTGGAGTGACGTACCGCAACACACACGCAACGAGATACTTGAGCATGAGCAGGGTTGCCCCGCTTGCGCCAAGTTCTTCCTGCCTGATACACAAGACCCACGCACAGACTATCAGCCCGTTGAGGCTCACGCGCTCAACGAACAAGAACCGAAACCACGTCTAGTCCATAGGCGTTGCGCTTCGACTTGCGGTAATTGTAGGCAAGCACGCTACATACCTTTCGGAAGCAACACGTGGTTCCTGAACCGCGCCACAGTATCCGTTCAGATAAGCATAAGTCGCGCTACCGAAGTCTGCCTTGACTGCTTACGCGGAGATGACTTCGTTGATTACGCACGTTGCGCTGGTTGTTCTAACTACGCACACCCCGATCACCTCTGGACACGCTTCGGAGATGGTCAATACTGCGGTGCGTGTGAGCAACACATCTACGAGTGTGACGACTGCGGTACTGACTACTGGGAAGATGATGGTCACGAGTGCGACTATGAGGAACCAACCTCACGCTCGATTCACCAATGGGATTTCAAGCCACGTGGCGGGTTCACCTTCCACGGGTCAGACCCACATAACTTGTATCTCGGCTTCGAGTTAGAAACCGAAGTCGCTGAGGCAGATTCGGACATGTTCAACGAATACGCCGACAACACAGCAGACCTACTCACACGAGAAAGCAGAGGGTTCCTCAAGTATGACGGCTCACTCGAACACGGATTCGAAATTGTCACACAGCCTCACACACTCGAGGCTTACATGTCCGAGTTTCCCTTCGAGGTCATTGACGACCTCAGACGGAACGGATTTCGCTCATGGAATACCGACACGTGCGGTTTCCATGTCCACGTTTCCCGAACAGCCTTCGGGTGGGATCACACTCAGCGTAAGCAGAGTGGTAAGACGGAAGCACACATGCTCCGTTTCACCAAACTCATCTACGATAACCGACACCACGTACGTAGACTCGCGGGTAGAAGTTCTAGCCAATGGGCTTCCTTTGATGACGCTGGCAGACTCACACAGAAAATCAAGCAAGGTCATCAGTCGAACGGGCGGTACTCAGCCGTCAATGTCAGCAACACACACACACTAGAGGTTCGAGTGTTCCGTGGCAGTATGCGTATCGAGCGAATCAAGTCTTACCTTGAGTTCGTTCACAGCGCAGTCGAATACACACGCGAGCTGAGTGTGTCACCTAACAACAACACGCTTGTATGGGGTCGCTACCGCAAGTGGCTACACCAAGACCAAGCCGAGAAGTACCCGCACCTAGTAAGCCTCTTGTCCAACCTACCGCGCAGTATCCGCGCAGAAAGCGAGTCCGAATAATGTGTATGTTATGCGTTATCCCACCGAACGTCATACCTTCACGCGACAAGATGATGGCTTCGGCTATCAACAACCCACACGGCTACGGCTTTGCCATAGTCGTACCCGAAGAAAACCGAATCATCTGCGAGCGCAGTATGGACGCAGATACAAGCGTGAATCGTTTCCTCGAATTGCGCGAGCAATACAAGTCCGGCTATGCCATGTGGCACGCACGATTCGCTACGAGTGGCGAGCAGACAGTAGATAACTGCCACCCATTTGCGCTACCTGACAAGAAACACCCAAACACTACATACGTAGCACACAACGGCGTGTTAGACGTTATCGAGCCTAAGGGCGAGAAGCGTAGTGACACACGTATCTTCGTAGAGGACTTGCTACCCGCTATCGGCGGTGTCAAGGCGCTCGACAATGACCAAGTGTGGAACCTCATCAACGAGTTCACACGCGGATCGAAAGTGTGTGTGCTAACTGTCCACCCCGAAGCCGAGTATCAGATGTACCTGTTCCACGAGGACGCGGGTTGGAAAGATGATGACGGCGTGTGGTGGTCTAACAAGTCCTGCGAGTGGTCTTACTCGTGGTACTCGAAAGGCTCTGCGTATGATTACTACTATGACGACATAGCATACGCTCACACTTACGAGGGTGCGTACAAGCCGAAGGCGAAGGCGAACCCTAATCCTAAGAGCAAGGACTACGACCCCCTGTATGACATGTACGAGTGCTACACGTGTGGCTCGTTCATTGACATTGACCTTGTGGAAGATGATTTCTGCCCGACATGCTTGATCTGTTTCATGTGTGAAGCACACAAGGAAGCGTGTATGTGCTACAAGCCTGAACGTCACAAGCGCGATACCGAGGTAGTCAATGCTATCCCGCAAGATAAATCATACGCAGACCTCAACGATACCGAGAAGGGTTCGGTGAATCGCCTAGCCCAATTACGTACGTACATGAAACCTGAAGGGGGGTGGATAATCAGATGATACAAGCGAGCCGAATCATGAACGCGCTCATCAACGCAGGGCTAACGTATAGCCCTGAGGCTGGTGACCCGTATCCAATGCGCGAAATACCATGCGCAGACGTAGCGAAAGTAGTCACGCGCTACTTGATCGAGTGTGGCGTGGAAGTCGAAGAAGATTTACTTCCGCACCATAGCGAGAAAGCGAAGTGGTCTAGATGACACGTAAGCGCAAGCCTGTTCCGCCCACGCCGTTCTATCTCAGCAAGCGTGCTGAGTTGTTCAGGCGTGAGGCGGTCAAGGCAGAACAAGCGGGAGAGAAATCCCGCAGAGATGAATTACTCAAGCACGCTCGCAAGTACGCCATACTTGCGGGCGAACTCGACCTAGACACGGAAGGAACACATGAAGAACACGTACATTGACGCGGAGTGTGATAAGTGTGGCGCTGGTATTCTCGTACGCGAGAATGATGACGCGCCACGTTATTACTGCTACCCGTGTGCCATGAGTAAGTTAGGAGAAACGCCATGATAACTCGTGTGCGGAAATACACATGGAACGACCTTGAGTGGAAGCCGTACGAGCGTGAAACCATGCGCGCTACGGCTTCGCTATTCCCTGCCGAGTATCTCGAAATAGAAACCGGCTGGGAAATAGATGGGCCTGTACGCGTGACGCTTACATGGAATCCTGCTAAGAAACACACACGCGTTAGGTACAAGCCTTTACGCGCTAGTGAGTTTGACATAGATAATCCGCTTGAGTATCCGTGCGCTTCGTGTGGTGCTCAACGGAAAGACCCATGCGTAGGCTCTGACCCTGCGTGTTCTTTCCGTGTGTTCTTCGTGGGTGGAGGTGAATTATGAACTTCCAAGAGTTCCCACGCTTCACGAAGGAAACTTCGTGTGCGTATTCACACAACCCTGACCTGTGGTTCCCCGAGGAAAAGTCAGGTCACGTTGCGTGGTCATACACGCCTGGAGCTATGCTCGCACGCTCCATTTGTAAGGGCTGTCCTGCGCGTGAGGAGTGTTTGGAATACTCACTTCAGTTCTCGAACCTATCGGGTATCTGGGCGGGTCTTGATCGACACGAGCGCAAGGCAGAGCAACTTACGCGAGGCATTACACCTCAACCTGTGTATGTCACGATAAACGCACGAAAGGAGGCGTGATGTTTGACGAAGAAGATACGTATGACGATTACTCGGAGTTCGACTACTTCGAGGAAAGTGTGAGTGAGTCCTTACGTCTAGTCGCGTGGACTATGCTCATCACTTTACTAGCCGTTGGCTTAGTCATAGCGGTAGCGCTGTGAGCAGGTGCGGTGTATGCGGTGGCACGATAAGTCTAACTGTCGTGCCACACGCAGAATTATGCGAAGATGACGTGAAGGCTCACGTCTTACCACACGAGAGAGAGGAGGTTCATGCCCCCCGAGGAAAGCGATTTATCAGACGCGGAGTTCGCGTGTCTGATAGTACGAGCGTGCGGAACACGCTTCGTACACTTCGGCTTTGACCACGCAGGTCAATGCCGTTTCTGCTTAGGAATACTACACGTAGCCTAGCGCTACTGCTCAAGCCTCACGCGAATCCACGCGTGGGGCTTCTTTTTTTGCCCACCCTACGCCTGTGCGGTGCTGGCAATAACAACCCGAACACTTTTCGTGTGATACACGAGCGAGAGTAAATTTATTGCGCGTGTTATACTCGCCCCCACGCGCGCACGCGTCGCAGATCATTTCCGTGTGGCACGCTCCGCGCGCCTACGTGACGCGCGATTGGTTTGTGTTGGTTGCGTGTATCCATTGTCGTCACTTGGAGTATCTTCTGTCGTGAAGAGTGGCAGACTGCGTATCGCCGTGTGATACTGCTCAAGATAATCAACCATCACGTAAACTGTACCGGATAACTGTGAAATTATTTCCTGTGTCGTGCGTAAAGCTTCTATAAAATCCTTGTCTTGCGCTTCAGTCCACGTCGAGTTCTCGATCATCTTCGAGATCGTCTCGTAACTCTCCTGAACTTTCTGTATTCCCAACTTGTCCATTGACTTCCTCCTCCGTGTAATCTCGTTCCTTGCGTGGTCGTTGACCACCTAGATAGTTTAGTAGGTTATTCATGGCGCGGTTTATACGCATACGCGCAGCGTCCTGACTGATAGATAAATCACTCGCAACTGCGGCTATGTCAGAGCCACCACCGAAGCGAAGATAGATGATGCTCTGTTGTTCCTCGGGTAATTTCTCGAGTGCTACCTCTATGTCAGCCATCATAGCGAACCAGTTACCACCCTCAGCAGCAACCTTCCTAGTACTCGTGAAACCCAAGTCTGTTAGTGCTGGTGCTACGAGATCTCCACGTAGCACAGCCGGAAGAATCATCTCAACGATCTGACGATCGTAATAATAATTATCTTCTACACGATAACCCACAGCGTTAGCCTTCTCACGCTGACAGAAATCTTTAGCTGCGTTACGCAGCGAGCGCGCTACAAGCTTCGTCGATTGTTTGCCGTCGAGAGATTCCCACACCTTGACCTTGTTTGGGTGCTCCATAAACCAAAGCCATAACTCCTGCCTGATATCTTCAGCAGGAACCATGTGGTATTTACGAGAAAACTCATAGGCTATTCCGCCAACAAGATTCTCGTAACTCTCGACATCTACCATGCGTAAACATCTCCTTCTACGCAGAACGAACGCCCGATAATTGGGACATTGACAGCCGTGACATTGGATCTTCTGATGTACAAGATAGTGAAACCTTGTTGCCAGTTAGCCGCACCTGTTGTCAGGTAATCAGCCTTGTTAAGATCCATTAGATGACCTACTTCGACTCCGAAAAGTCTATCGGAGATTCGACCATTGTAACCGACATGGTAGTGTTGGATTCCCTGACGATGGGTGTGTCCACATACGACAGATAATCCGATACGTCTTGCAAGGCTAAGCGCAGTTCCTCCCGAAGTCTGTATAAGATTACCTTCGTCTCCGTGGGCAAGAGCCCATCCTGGGGCAAACTGCCAGATTCTGTCATGGAAGGTGATATCAAGTTCATCGTATCGAAGCAACGCTTCATACTCCAATTCGCGCAAGCTAGCAAGTGCTGGAGCGTACTTGTTGATGTAGTTGCTGATTCTATCTCCATGATTACTCCTCATGACGTGGAAAGGTTTATCGCCTAGTGCTTCCTTGAAGCCTTCCATAATCTCGGAAGTCTTATCAAGACCAGACTGTAAAGTTCTTGCGTACTCCGCTGCTCTACCTTTATTCCAACGAGATGGCTCAGGAGAATCTGCTTCATCTCCTACACAGTAAAGTTCGTCAGGCTCAAAGTCCTCGACGAACTGTTGTACTGTAGTGATGGCTCTGCCATCGTGACTAGGTGCTTGTATATCAGAGAGTACTACCACTCGCTTTAGTTTCATTTACGTTTTGCCTTTCGCTTTTTTGGTTTCTTCTTGGCTCTACGTCTGTTTTCTTTAGCGACATTGTCACTCTTACGTACTGTCCGAAGATTCGACGGGCGATCATCTCCATCACGACCTCTGTTGTTTTTATGGTCGACTTCGACATCTCTCGGGAGAGTCTTGCCTGTTCTCTTCTCGTAATCCACGCGTGCTTTGTTTGAAGAAGTGGTTTCAACAGAACCATCTTTCTTCTTTCTTTTGAATACATAGATGGGTCTGCCACCGTTCTGTTTACTTCCTTTGTAAGGACCGAAGATCTTCATTCGTTAGGCCACTTTCCTCGCAACACCATGAGTGCGATTATTGAGTAGTTAGCTAAGTCCTTGAAGGAATCCTCAAGTGACTCGTTCTCTGGATTAGCACCGCTATCCAGAAGATTATTTATTCTTGCTATCTTGTCCCAGATACGGACACGTAAGCCGTTGAGAGGACCACCAGGAGACATTGAGATATTGCGAGGCCCATAGTCTTTATGCTTCTTGAGAAGCAAGGTGGCAAGTTCATCACTTGTTTCCCATACATCCATCTCAAAGAAATCGACATCGAGATCGCCAAAGAGTTCTTCTGCCTTCTCGGTCAACTCCCAGCGGTCATCACTCTTCATCTTTTTCCTCCTTAAGTAACTTTTCCACACCTTTGTAAATGTCCTCCATCTCTCCGGCAACTATTGCTTCTTCCATGAACTCTTCAAACTTACCTTCGCTAGCGTTGATAAGCGTAAGAGCCGCACTTTGTAGGCACTCAAAAACAGCCTTTGCATCACCATCACGAAGAAACTTATCGATGTTCTTCATAAACTCAAACATATCGAAGTTATACTTTTTGGTGATACGCACGCCCCACTCGTATTCAACGCCGTTGTGCTCAAGAAAGTCGAATATATTTACGAACTCTTCTTCGCAACGACAGACGTAATAGCCATCATCTGTTGGAACTATTGGGTCCTCTATCATTGTGCGCTCGCTATCTTTTCTTTGAAGAAATCTGCTCCGTCTGAGAGGAAGATAGAGTTGACATCTTCTCCTTCAGGCATCTGTATTGAGATGAGATTTGGCAATTCCCTAGCGAGGTTCTTTGAGAACTCGTGCCCTGCGTTGTCCCCATCAGAGAACAGGAATACGCGTTCAAAGTCAGCCAAGAGCTTAGTGTAATGTTTCTTCCAGTTGTTAACCCCGGGAACACCCACCGCAGGTATACCGCAAACGCCATCCAACGTGATGGTGTCAATTTCACCTTCGCAAATACAGATGTATGACGATGCTTTGAAGAAGGCGCTGACATTATATAAATGAGTTGTCGCACCACTAAGTCCAAGATACTTAGGTTCCTCGACTCCGAGCGATCTGAACCTAATATCAACCACACCCGACCTCGTAACGTACGGGATTGCGAGTCTGCCTTCATACGCTTCATGACCCGTTAGCGGATCTAGTACGACGCCCAAACGTGCTTTGACCGCTGCCTCCTGAGTAATCCCCCGTTCTACGAGGTAGTCCTCCGCTTCTAGGATTGCGCTGTGGTAATACTTCGCCGCTCGCGTTAAGGATTCTCTCTGCGATGTTGATTGCTTCACGAAACTCTACCCTCTCCTGCGCCATCACTAGCGCGAATCCGTCTCCTTTTACCTGACATGCGAAGCAACAGAATACACCCTCATCGGTATTTGCGCTCGCTGAATTGTGCGTATCATCATGAAACGGACATTTCATAGAAAACCATCCATGCCTACGTGGCACGCGAGCACCATAGTGCTCAAGTATTGGACGTATCGCTGGCTTATTTCTCACCTAACGCCCTCCTAAGAAGTTCTACCCATACTGATACAGGCATTGTAGCATACCAATCAGCAGGGTTCCCTTTGCCTTTGCGCTTATGAATTACTGCGCCAGTCCAGGCTTTGGCGTTCTTTGTCTCAACTTCTAACTCTGCTAGCCAGCCAGCAAGATCTAATTTGGCGTGATTCTTAACTTCGATACATACGCCATTGATTCCTGATATGTCACCCTTATCGAGAGTAGCTCCCGCAAGCCTTCTTTCAGCATACGGGAACCACTCTTGTAGGTACTTAACAAGATCGCGCTCTGCTTGAGAGCCCTTTATCTTTGACCTACTTGACATTTAGTACCAACCGTTCCTCTGCCAGAAAGCCCAGGCACGCTCTGGCGTGCCGTACCGATGAACGATGTACTTAAGTCCTCTATTAATTTGGTATTCAATTGTAGAGTTACGTGGTGTATTTAGTACCTGCGCTATGCCATAGGCAGATGAAGTGGGATTCTTTGCTTGGTGATTCCAAGCCGATTCCTTACCCCATAACTTAGCCAAGGCAGACCATTGACGTTTAGGATTATCAAACATCTTGTTTACCTTAGCACGTGCCAACGCTTTTGCAAATGTTTTATTGTCTATCATTAGTGGTTTTATGCTCCCCGGAACTTCGACCAAAATCGGTTTCAGGGGAGTATGGGTAATCAACCACGCACCCACACCGTGGGGCAAGGTAGCCACAAAAATTGCAATCGCGGACAGCACCGATACTGTTGATAGTTTCATGTTTCCTCCGTTGGAGCGGTTGCTTGTGATCCACAGTCAGCACACTCCATATCTAAGAAATACATCCCTATAGTACCATCCTCGTCGAATGTTACCTTCAGGTTCCATACGAAACATCCACACACACATACCGTAGTTGGTTCACCACGGATATCCATCGCCCGTGTATAGTCGGGACGTAACTCGGTTATGTCTTTCACTTACTCTGCGACACTATCTGTATCGGCGGGTAAGTATTGATGTCAAGCTTACATGAGATAGCCATGGCTTTCTTTGCTATCAAAGTAGCCGCTTGAACTGACTTGATCTTCTTGGGGTCCACCGAGTAAAGGTATCCAAGAGCGAACGAGCCACCCGAACCAGCAGCATAATAACCTGATTCGGAACACAGGAAAGATAAGTCGTCACCTATCGAGAACAATTTACCATTGAACGCGAGTAAGTAGGAGAAGGTTGTTTCTTTCCTGTCACCGTCTAAGTCGTAACCATTGGCCTTTAGGGCATCAATCATAGACGGAATAATAAATTTACCTGTGAACTGGATCTCATCACCATTCTTGTATGTGGGCGGTGTCCAGTTGTAACTTAAGATATCACCTGGTCTAGAGTCCCCCGTGATGCCAAGAAGGTATTTACCTATCTTGACAATCTTGGGGGTTCTAGGTGATATCGTCCGTTGGTTTTCCTCAGTAATCTGAGAGTCGGCAGCCATCACTATGAAGTCTTTACCTTGTATCCCAACGAGCGTTGTCATTATGACCTTTCGATGTCCGATACGTTCATTACTTCAGGATTAAATGTCAGCCAGAACGAATTCTCCCCGCTAGCATCGGCCTTCCCGTACCGATTCTTAACAGGTGCAACTGCTATAAACCCTGGAGCATTGGAACCCACAGTCAGAATCAAAGCTGGCAACTGAGCAACCATGCCCTGCAGAGCAGAACGTGGCTGACACGGATTACCAGGATAAGACTCTTTCGTGTGGTGTAGTACAAGTACTGATGCGTTGGTATCCCTTGCGAGATACTTCAACTCCTTGATGGTAGAACGCATACCAGCGAATTCTTCTCCTGAATCGTTGGCAACATCCATCAAGTTATCGACTACGATTAGTGTAGGGGCACATCCCCACAGTTCCTCGAAAGCCGAAACCTCCATATCTAAATCAGCCAATGTAGGTGCTGATTCAAATGACCAAAAGATATGACCTGAATTTTCGTTAATGATCTTCCTGGATTCGTCAACCTGTTCTGCGAGCATGAACTCGGCATCACTTTGAGTGCGTCCAGTAATCATCGACAGTAATCTCATAGCCATCGTGTGAGCATTAGTGTCAGCGCTAACGTATAGCGTTGGCACCTTAGTACGCAACGCTATCGCTAGAGCTAATGTTGACTTACCAGCACCAGGAGTGCCAGCAATCATCGATACTTCTGCTCGGCGTAGTACAACCTTGTTAGCATCGAATGTGCGGAATACCGTTGGTAACGGTTCTCCACCTATGTCTTTGCTACCAACAGCACGAGCAAGAGTTCTCATGTCTTAGAAAGAACTCCATTCAGGGTCATTCCTGCGTATCCATTGTGGATCACATTGGTCAGGAGTTCCCTTAGGAGAAGGACACATGAATGCCTTCCATGGACCTTTGGCACCAGTTCCGGTGCGCTTGGTCATCTCACCATGCTTACAACTGCGACCTACTGGAGCAGTCGATGGTGTGAATGTTTGCTGTGATGTTACTGGTGTAGCACCTAGCGGAGCAAGATTGGCTACAGCCTGGTTAATGCTAGTAGGTGCGCCAACTAATGAACCAGCCATCGTAGTTAGCAGTCCTTCTGCATCTACGGTGCCTAGTGCGAATTCAAGATTGTTCTTGAACTCATCGTATGTATCTCCGCCAATGACGAAGATACGTCCGTCAGTCATCTTAGAACTGACTTGGTATTTCGATACGGTCATTTACCGTTCCTTTCCTGTGTATTTTTACCGTTAAGCCATTTGCAGTATGATAGCACGCCACACCGTCCACAGTTGTTAAAGTTAGGCAGGAATATATCCTGCTTGCGTGCCTTGTCAAATCCTAGGAACATCTCCTCAACACGTTCAGGTGCTAGGTGTTCAATGTTCCACAGCGAGATGTGACCAGAGCGTGCATCCCAGAAACCTGCCTTATCGACAGATACGCCATGCTTGTCTAGAGCCCACGCATAGACAGCAAGTTGAAGCGGATGCTTCTGAGATGACGCTCCAGTTTTGATATCGACGAGCACACGATTCCCGTCGAAATCAGTCATAACACGATCAATAGCAAGCTTGACCGTGGTATCTCCCACCGGAATTTGATATTCCTTTTCAACAAAATCTTCATAGACATCCCAGCCAGCAGAGCGGAATTTGATCCAACGATCAAGCATCCACCAACCCTCGCCATACCACCAGGACATATCCTCTTGTCCACGGAACTCCCAAGTACTCATGTCACCATGAGCCTCTTCGTCTTGTTTGACTTGCTCAAACCAAGCGGCATTCCATAGTTCATCAGGATTAGTTGTATCACCGAGTTCGCCCTTGTCGAACATCTCGGTTGCTTTATGCACGGCAGAACCACCAGTAAACCAAACAGCGTGTTTCTCTGGTACTTCTTCGATCTTTGTTAAGTAGTATTTCCAACCGCATTCCAGCCATGTATTCATGGAGGAATACGAAATGTGTTTAGGTAATTTGCTCATAGGTACATCATATCACAGTCATGGCGTTCGTTGTAGTCGAAGCCACAGAAATAGCAATCCATAGCCTCGTTACAGTATTTGCAGTAATGCTTGAACTGTAGTTCGCCACAGCATATGAATTGAAGGTCAACGATTATGTAGTGTTCATTTTGGTAGATCATGCGATAACCCTACCATACCGCAGGCATAAATGCCTGAGCCCCTGATTCTAAGAAATGCCCCCCCTCCCCCCATAAAAATCTTATGGTGAGTCAGGGGAGCAAGTTGGCTAGGCTGTATGCCCTCGCCCCTTCATCTGAAGTTTCTGCCCCACGGTTTCCCGCCCGAGAATCATACCACATAAAACAAAAAAAGACCCCCCAACCCTAAAGTCAACAGGAGTAAATTGACTTTGAGTTGAGGGGTTTTTAGACCCGGGGGGTATATCTAACTACCCCCTGGGGTTAAAAGTGTCTCAAATCCCGCTAAAACCACCCTTAAAAGGGTATCCTAGGGGATTAGTTAGAGCCTCTACCAAACTGTGTAGCCGAGGGATCCAACCACTTGAGCACTGGGCCGAGGAAGCCTGCGACGGCTGCCATGCTTAGTGTCTTGAGGTCGGTCTCACCGGCGAGGTAGAGAGCGATAGCGGCCGAAGCTGCTGCACGGAACCAAGTAAGGGATACTTGCTTCAATGTTTCCATCAGTTTCCTTCTTTCGTTAGGGTCACCTTCCAGGTATGAACCTTGCAACAGGTACAGACCACGGTAGGTACTGGTGTTTCTACTGTAGCAGAAATCTTCTTCTTAGGTGTAGGTTGAAGTAAAGCTTTGACCGAATTGACCACTTTGGGCTGATTTATCCACCAGAACCAAGGGCTAGTATCGTCAGATTTATCAGGACGGATAGAGATATGTAGATGCTTATTGTGAGGGTTGCTACCACTATAAGGGCGATTCCCAGACTTAGCATACTTACGATTCCAAATCTTCTTATTGAAGATGAGGTACTGTACTCTTTCATCTTCCTTAAACTTCTCAAATAGTTCTGCACAGTCAATCCCATTTTTAGGATCGTGTGTCAGGTCTACAGCTAGCCCAGTATTGTGGTCCGAAGTCGGGTTTGCTTTCTGATGAGCAACACTCGGTAGTAATCCATCGCTCGCCTTCTTTCTCTTTGGGGCAATTGCAGTTGCCTGCCGGAGTACAGCAAGGGCAGCAGGGCTTGCCTTCTTGGCTATCATTCATTTCCTCAGTGCTTCTTTGACTAGTTCGGTTAAGAATTCTACTTTTTCTTCCAAGGCATTTACCTTGTCTTTGATGCTGGATCCACCATTAGGTTTAAGTTCAGCTAGATAATGCTTGACCAACCAACGCACGATCC